ATAGCTCAAAATCACAGTTGAGAAGACAAAAAGAGGAGGTAAACAGAATTTCCGGCATATTTCACAATGGCTGACGCATCATTCCAATAACTTCTAGAGAAATGAGCATATATTATGGTCGTGGCACGAAGTGGTGCATATCAGCGGAAAAGAGTGAAAATTATTATATTGACTATAGAATAAAAGGTGTATCTTTTTACTTTTTATTCAAAGATAATAGAAAATATGCCATAGCTATAAAAAATAATGGCTTTGAATTATTTGATGAAAATGATAAAAAAATATCTGAAGGTAAAAACATAAAAAGTTCAAAATGACTTAAAGATAACGGCCTAATAGATTTTAATTTTGAAATGATACCATTGACTTTAACTAAAGACGAAATAGACAAGCATATTAAAAGCGATCCTGATAAAGCATATGAATATGCTAAAAACATTATCAAAGGAAGATGACCAGAAGCTGAACCTATTATAGCTAAAGATCCATGATGTTCATATGAATATGCTAAAAACATTATCAAAGGAAGATGACCAGAAGCTGAACCTTCTATAGCTAAAAGCGATCCTGAAAAAGTATACTCATACGCTAAAGATGTTATCAAAGGAAGATGACCAGAAGCTGAACCTATTATAACTAAAAATTCATGATATTCATACTCATACGCTAAAGATGTTATCAAAGGAAGATGACCAGAAGCTGAACCTATTATAGCTAAAAGTCCACCATATTCATACTCATACGCTAAAGATGTTATCAAAGGAAGATGACCAGAAGCTGAACCTATTATAGCTAAAGATCCATGATGTTGAAAGAAATATGCTAATCTATTTAATTTAACTAAATTAGATAGAGAAAAAGCATTACAACTTACTGAGACGAAGCGAATGATATCTAAATTAAGAATAAAACAAATTATTAAAGAAGAAATATATAAGTTATACGAATGACATCCGGATAAAGAGTGAGATGAATATAGTCATAATCGTAAAGATAAAAACGTTCAAAATAATGAAATCATAGAATTATGATACGGCGATTATAACGATAAATTTGATACAAAAGTAGTAAAAGATAAAACAACAAATGTAAATATGAATTTCCCAGACATAAAGACGGCCGTAGAGTATGCGAAACGGATGAAAAGTAATGGCAAAGCAAAGTTTATTTGAATGTTAACACGTCGAACGGGAATGTCTGACATATTTACACCCATATCGTAAAGAGAAATTATAATATGAAAAAACAAATTGTAAATGAATTTATAAATAATTTATGCAATAATAAGAAATTTATAGTGTCGTTACAAAAACAAGGTTTGATAAAAGAAGAGTTAACAAGATCAGATGTTGAAATTATAAAAAGACTCATTATATCCGGAATCGAGGGTATTATAACTAACCTATTTCTAAGAAGAAATATTGCAACAATTGGTATAAATTGACCGGCAGTTTCAACAAAAGGATAGAATATGGTAAAAAAAAATATAGTTCTTACAAAAGAACAACAGTTTATTTTAAAGGAACGTGATAGATGTCGCAAAAATCCCATATATTTTCTTGAAAAGTATTGTAAAGTATTAACAGAATCTGATACACCTCAACCGTTTAAGTTATATGAATTTCAAAAAGAAAAGTGTATCATGCCTTTCTTACAATATGATACTATCGCCATTGCAAAAGGAAGACAAACAGGCGTTTCTACAATTGTTGCTGGATATGCTTTATGAAAGATGATATTTATAGAAAACTTTTTAACGGTTGTTCTTGCTATTGATAAGGATGTTGCGCAAAACATAATTGAAAAAGTTCAGCTAATGATTGATAATGTTCCTGGATGGTTAATGCCAAAGCAAACAATGAAAAATAAGCATTCAATAGGTTTTAAGAATAAATCAAAAATTATCGCCATGGCTAGAGGCGGTAAAAAAGGTCGTTCTTATTCACCAAAACTTTTGATTTTTGATGAATGTGTTGTTGGTGATACAAAAATAAAAATTAGAAATAAAATAACGGGTGAAATTAGAAAAATCAACATAAGAGATTTATATGATGCAGAATATAAATAATATGAAAGAACATATCTATAATATTCTTGGTTATAAAAAGAACAAGAATAGATTAACGGCCTATAATACACACTCAAACAATTTATTAAATAATTATGAATAAAGTAAAATGAATAACAGAATGAGAAATTGATACACCAAATGGATGATCAAATTTTGATGGTGTTTGTGAAAAAGATATGAATGAAATCATAGAAATTGAAACAACGAATAATAAACTGAAATGTTCACTAAATCATAAATTGGAATTAAAAACAAATGAATTTTTATCAGCTTCTTCCGTTGAAATAAATAGTATATTATCAAACGGAGATATTGTAATTAATATCAATAAAGTTAAAGAGCAAGAAAAATTATATGATTTGCTAAACGTATCCAAAGATAATAAATATTATACGAATAATATAGTTAGTCATAATTGTGCATTCATAGACGATGCAGAAACGGTGTTTGTTGCGGCGATCCCAGGTTTAGCAAAAACAAGAGGTCAACTTATTGCGATTTCAACACCAAACGGTGTTGGCAATTGATTTTATCGCGTTATACATGAATCACCTGAAAATGGTTTTCATACGGAAAAGATATATTGATATGAAATGCCTGATAGGGATGAGGCATGAAAAGAAAAAGAACTTGCGAGACTTGGACCAAAGATGTTTGGTCAGGAATATAACATTGATTGATTGCAATCCGGTAGTACGGTTATATCTGTCGATGATATCATATGACAACAAAAAAATAATGTTTGCGAGCCAAAAGAAATGATAAATATTAGTGATCCAGACAACGCAATAAAGAAACTAAATCGTGAAAAAGAGGTCTGGATATGAGAAAATCCAATTCCCGGTAGATATTATGTTGTTTCATGCGATGTGTCTAGAGGTGACAGTTCTGACTTTTCCGCGTTCTCTGTATGAAAATTACCAACGGAAGAAGACATATCCATAAATATAGGTCCGGTTCAGGTTGCAGAATTTAAGGGTATGATAAAAACAGATGATTATGGAAAACTAATCAACGTTATTGGATTAACATATAATAACGCAATTGTTATCGTTGAAAACAATTCTTTAGGTATTGCAACCTTAAATGTTTTAGTTGAAAAAGAATATCCAAATCTTTATTTTACAGATAAGGCCGCTAAACAGATATCATTTGATGAGGCCGTAAATTTAGATTCCGTTGCGAGTGTACCAGGTTTCGCAACAACGGCAAAAACCAGGCCATTAATTGCCGACGCCACCGAAGCCGCATGGAGAAGTCATCAATATATTATAAGAAGTAAAAGAATGTTAATTGAAGCACAGACATGAATATGAATAAATGGTAGGGCCGAACACGAACAAGGTTGTCATGATGATCTTATGATGTCAAGTGGTATATTTTATTATTTATATCAAACATCATTGAAAAGACAAGGTGTATCGCATGATAGATTTATAGGTGCATTGAATTTGATTACGGAAAGAAAAGAAAAAGAGAAGTATGACATTCTAGATAAGATAAAAATTGTTAAACAACAACAAAAAAATTCATGAGTTTTGAATTATGGAACAAATAATAATGAAAATTGAAACTTATCAGAGATGGTTAAAACAAAATTATCATAACGGTTTATATTTAACTTAAATATATAATTAGAACAAATCATTCATTTGAATAGGATAATAAAACATGGCAAAAACAATCAAAGCAAAAAAGATTATGCCGGATGAAAATGAGGTAACTCGAGATGTACATGCGGAGCCTAAAATATCAAATCGTTTTTCAAATTATAAAAGATCTACAGAAACATTTAATGATATGGGTCTTACGCAAGGTAAATTAGCAAGATCTAGAAAAGAAAGAACATCAACTAACGAAAGTGATATTGAAAATATTGTCGTTAGAAGAGAAGAATCTACATTTAAGCATTTATTTAAAATGTTGATTGGACAAAGTTTACTTCCCGATTTTGATCAATACGCAAATAAAAAACTATCAACGGGTCAAAAAAAGAAAATTGCTCGCTGAGAAGAATATTTCAAAAAAATTCAAAACATGACATATTATGGAGTTATGAATAATGAAGGTGATAGAAGATTGCGTTATATGGAATATGATAGAATGGAATGAATGACACCGGAAGTTGGCAGGGCATTAGATGTTCTTGCGGCTGATGCAACAATAAAAAACGAGAATAACGATACTTTAACAATTGTAACTGAAAATCAACAGTTAAAAGAAGAATTAGAAAAATTGTTCTATGACATCTTAGATTTAAATTCTCAAGCGTTCTGAATGGTTAGAGACATGATAAAATATGGTGATAGTTTTTGAACGAATCATATTGATACAAAATATGGAATGAGAAAATTATTGCCCGCACCTGTTGAACAATGCGAAAGAGAGGTTGGATACGATGAAACAAATCCTTTAGCTTATAGATTTAGAATAGCTGGTATGGGTTCTGAGTATCTTATGCCTTATGAAGTTTCTCACTTTAGATTAAAAAGCTCTGTTGATTTTGGTGAATATGGTAAATCCGTTCTTGAAAACGGCAGAAGAATATGAAGACAACTTATCACAATAGAAGACAGTATGTTGATATATCGTTTGGTTAGAGCGCCAGAAAGAAGATTATTTTATTTCGATGTTGGTAATCTAAATCCGGCAGAGGTAGAAAATGCCGTTAATAGATTTACCGCAATGATGAAAAAAGATCGTATTTTTGATGATAACGGAAATATAGATTATAGAATGGGCCTTAATCCTATTCATAAAGATTCTTTAATTCCCCTATTAGATAATAGAGTTATAACAATAGAAAATCTTTCAAAAGAAATTGAGGAAGGTAAAGAAAATTGAGTTTATTCAATAGATGATAAAACTCATGAACTAAAACCTGGTAAAGTTGTTTGATGTGGAAAAAACTTTAGTGATGCGGAAATTCTTAAAGTTGAATTAGATGATGGAAGTTATATTTTATCACACCCAACCCACCCATTCATTCTTAGAGATGGATCACATATTTTAGCGGCAGATCTTAAAGAAAATCAAAGTTTGATGCCTTTTTATTCTTCTATAGACAAAAAAGGATATGAAAGAGTTTATAATCCAGCCACTAATAGAAAAAAAGGTTCGCGCACTTTTGTTTCGCAATCTATTCACAAAGTAAAATCCGTTTCTATATGAAATGAAATGTCTGATGTATATTGTATGTCCGTTGTTGGACCGAACGAAGAAAATGATAGACATAATTTTGCGGTTCTTCCCTTTAATATGAAAACTACAAATAAATGAAATCGTTATAGCGGTATTTACATCAGTAATTCTGTTGACGAGGACATCGTTATCCCCACAAGAGGTGAAAAAAATTCAACAAAAATTGAAACATTACCTTCGCAACAATGATCTGCAATTGACGACGTAAAGTATATTCAACAAAAGTTTATTACATCTTTAGGTGTTCCAAATGCTTATTTGGGTTATGAAGAAGCACTTAATTCAAAAGCAACTTTAGGTAATGAAGATATTAGATATGCAAAATACGTAGAAAGAATTCAATCAGCGTTTTTAGAAACATTATATGATATTGCACTTATTCATTTATATCTAAAAGGTTATAAAACAAATGACCTTAAAGAATTCGAATTGCATTTATCAAATCCATCTCATATCAATGAACTTCAAGAATTAGAGATTATTCAAGCGAGATTAGATTTATACAATAACGCAAAAGATTCTGGCGCGTTTTCAACATATTATCTTTATAAGAATGTCTTAAAACTATCAGATGATGAAATTGAAGAAGAAGAAGGTTTAAAACTTAGGGATGGTATTTATCAGTTCTGTATTCAAAATGCGCAAAGTGGAACATTTCTAACGGTTAAAGATGTTCTTGATTTTAATAAAAAACAAGGCGCCGCTGCCCAGGATGCATTAGGTGGAGATATTGGAGGTGGCGGTGGTGGTGGATTTGGCGATGATTTAGGTGGAGATATTGGTGGATTTGGTGGAGAACAAGACTTTAGTGATATGAGCGCGGAAGAGGTTACGAATGAAACCGGAATAGAACCACCTGATCTTTCCGGCGGTTTAACGGAAGAACCAACCGATAATGCTGAAGAAGTATTATAAAGGAAATATAGAACATGACAGAGAAAAATTACTTAAAACAAAGACTAAATAAAATATTAAATAAATCAAACACGCCAGCTAATGTAAATGAACTGTTCCCGGAAAGCAAGATGAAAAATCTTAAGGATGCAATTAAATTCTATTCAATGGCATCAACGATGACAAAGGTAGAAAACGATGCGTCAAAAATGAAATTTGAACAAATAGAACTTGCGTTGGGTTTACAACAAGATGTCACTGATAACTCTAATCAGTCTACAACAGCTACTACTACCGTTAATGACGGTGGTTTACAACAAGATGTCACTGATAACTCTAATCAGTCTACAACAGCTACTACTACCGTTAATGACGGTACATTATGACAACACGCTTTAAATAATTCTTTATTAAATGAAGGTAGTTTTTCATCAGCTATTAATATTAAAGATAATATTCAAACCGCATTTAACATAGTATTTGATGCCGCTAATATCGTGAAGAACGCCGCCATTAATATAGTTGGTGCTGGATGGAACATATATACAAATTGAAAACAATTAAAAGGAGGCAAAATTATTTCTTCTTTTGAAAAACAAAAAGCCATATTGGAGCAATTTAAATCTGAAACGACAAAATGATATAATGAAATAGTCGAACAAATTAATGATGCTGTTAATATAATAGGTAAAACTCAAAAATATAAAATACTTGGCGAGCAAATGCATCAACATTTAAAACAAATATATAGACAAGATATGATTATATTTAAAAATGCCGAAGAAAAGTTTCAAGAAATATTAAATTCATTAAATAACATAAAAAAAGAGGATGATTTTGAAAGATTATCACAAAAAGACAAAGAAAGTTTACAACAAATATTTTGAGCTCCAAGCAATGCCCCCGATGAATCACAACAAAATAATACACCAGAGCAACCCCAGCCGCAGCCGCAGCAACAAAATAATACACCCGGATCACCCCAGCCGCGGCCGCAGCAACAAAATAATAATAATAATTAATAATAATAATAAAAAATATAATTCTGAACAACAAGAGCGAATAGATAAATTTTGAAAAAATAACGAAGCCGCTAAACTTAGAGGTACTAATAAACAATAAATATTATGACCGGTTTTTTATTTTATTAAAAAAACAATATATAATAAATGTAAACTATTATCAGGGAGAGTAATAATAAATGAATCATAATAAAAATACTAATGTTTCTATATTATACAATGCATTGCTTCAAATTATAACGGAGGCTGTTATAGTTGAAAATAAAAAAAATGCTGAAAATGCGCTTATTGCTAAAAATATCATCAAAAAGTTTTTTATTCCCGGTAAATCGCTTAAAGAATATGTTGATATTAGTGATGCAATCGTAAATTCCAATATGATTAATGAACAAAAAAATACGGCAATCAAATATTTGGAAGAAGTTGAAAAGTTTATTAAGGAAAAGAAATGAAAGAATTATACCAATGAAAAAGTTGAATTTTTAAAAGAAATAAAGAAATGTTTTAATCTTGATGATTTAACTGGTAGGAATTTTCCAAATTATAAACTTCTTGCATCAACACATTTATTTATTGAAAGTTGTATTGGAGAAAAGTCAATCAATAAACTTGACGATAAGGTAAAAATTTGTTATACACTCGTTGAAAGACTAATAAACAAAGATGAATTGTCGAAAAAAAGAGAAGAGCTTGTAAAGTTTATGAAAGAAAATAACATTGATAAATATACCTTATTACTTGCGACAAAAGAATTCAATAATAAATTAAAACAGCTAAAAGAATCACATCGCCAAATCATTTCAGTGTTTATAAATGAAAATGATTCAATAACAATATCAAACATTTTATCTTCAAAAGTTAGAAATTATATTAGCGAATTAAGACAAATATCCACAAATATAGACGACAAAGAAACATCAAATAAAATATCATCAGTTATTCTAAATCTGGAACAATATAAAAATAATATTCCAAAAGATAGATTAGAAGAAATTGCGGAGAAACTTATTGACGTGGATGATCTGATTGAAACACTAAAATCAACGGTATAGTAAAAAGGACCATCTACAATGATCGATACCTTAGCGATATACACTGCCACCGCGGCGGCTTTAATACTTGTGATACAGGGTATTTTTCAAATTGTTCAGGCAATAAAACAAACTTCAAGAATTGATAAAATTGAATTAAATGCCGAACAATCTTTAATTAACATTGAAAAAATTGTTAGTGAAAATAAAATAGTGAGAGTAAATATTGATGACATTAGAACAAAAGTTTCTGAGCTTTATGTATTGCATAATGTTAGAGATGATTCAGGTGTTCCAGTTTGATATAATAATTCAAACTTTATTAAAGATCTTATAAGTGCCGTTGCTAAATTAAATGATAGCATTGTAAATCAAAATGCATTATTGCAAAAACAGTTGATTATTCTCGAGAATCAAATAAAAAAATAAATTATTTGCTTATAAACCGAAAATCAAGAATAAAGATGAAAAAGGGAGATAATATAAAAGTGGAACTAACTAAAAAAACAACTAATATTTCTAGAAATCAATTAAAAGAAATTATTAGAAAGGTTTACTTGAAGAATATTATTAAAGAAGACGTTGACGAGGGATTAAAGACTCAAATTTCTAATATATTATCTAACTTTTTTGCCGATGAAAGAAATCTTGAAATTATTGGCGATGGTCAATATTTTGAAATTAGTATGACAAATAAAAATAAACTACAACAAAATTTAAATTCAATTGGATATATGATGAAATCCCATGATTTCGAAGATGAAAGTAATTTTTATTTAATGTTAAAGAAAACTTTATAATCATGTCTAGAATACTTCTTATAGAACATCCTATTGGAAATACCACTTCAATAAAGTCGAATAAAACTCCTTTATCAAAATTTGTAAATGAATCAGCTATTCGTTTGCCGGAAGGGGTTGGAGATGATTCTATTTTGATAAGAGGACCCGTGCAACGGGCAAATGTTGAAAATAAAAACAATAGAATATATCCAAAAGCACTTTTAAATAGAGAAATGTTAAAACTTCAAGAAATAATTGGTACTAACGGCGGTTTTCTTGGAGAACTCGATCACCCAGATATTGCAACTGTTGGTCTACAAAGAGTTCCAATTGCGGTTAGAAAACTTTGATGAGATGATAAGAATATTAATGAAATGTATGCAATTTGCGAAATATTAGATCCCACGATAAACCCTCAAGCCGGTATTGCTTATTCCATAATAAAAGCTGGATTACCTTTAGGAATATCCTCGAGAGGATTGGGTTCTGTTGAACAAAAAAATAATATTTCTATTGTTCAGGAAGATTTCGAGATGTTAACATTTGATCTTGTTTCAGATCCTTCAACTCACGGTGCATTATTAAGACACTTCAGAGCAAACAAAATAACGGAGAATATTGAAAAGGCTCTTGATGTAAATTCTCAAGTAAAAAAAGAAATCAACGGTTGACATCTTGCAAATAGCGAAAAGAAAAAACTTAAAAACTTATTAGATGATCTTACAATTAAATGATAGATATTTATATGAAACAGCTAATAAAAGAAATCAATCTTGTTTACGAAGATAATAAATATACTATGAATAAATTTTTCAAAACTAGAAAACTAATAGCAGAATATTTAATGTTTAAATATCAAGGAATTGTAACAGATGAAGACTTTCAATATGCTTATTTTCTTGGAAACAAAGTCATGGATCTAATAGAAGTTAGTAATCAATTAATAAAAAAGAGAAAAGATGGTAATGAAGAAATGATCTATGCATTAAACAAATATGTTCAATATTTAAATAATAGAAAAAATAAAATAATGAATTCCTATGGTGAAATATCCGAACAGGTTGTAACATTGAAAAATAACACAAAAGATAAAATAAAAGTGATGTTCGAGGATGATCATCTTTCTTTGTTTTTTGACCCAACGCAGTTTAAAGATTATGAAAAAAAATTAGAAGACTTTGTTGACGAATTAGATATTGAAGAGCCGAAAAAAATTGAATCGATTGGAATGTTAAGTGGAAATATAATTAACCTTTCAAACAATCATAATAAAATTATAGATGCTCTAAAAGATATTGTTCATTCGGAAAAATTTGATGTAACGGTTGTAAATGACGAAGAAATATTAATCAATTACTAAGGAAATATTATAAGATGTCAACTAAAAAAAGTATAAAAGAAATGAAGGAAGATCTAAGAGCAATATTTGGATCTTCCGATAGTTTTGAACTTATTAGATTATATGATTATGTTTCTAAAACAAACTTCGCTAAAAATATATCTACATCAAAAGCATCTAAAAGAATCAACGAAAATAAATATCTTGATGCAAAATTAAGAACAGCATTCGAACAATTGTTAGAAATGGCAAAGCCATCACAAATCATAGATTTATGAAATTTTATTGTAAACAAAAAGAAAAACACAAAACAATTTTTTGAATGAGTTGATAGAGAAAGAGCAGAAAAGATGGGTAAGTTTAGAAAATCGATGAAATCTTTATTAACGAAAATAGAGACAAAAGGTTTTGAAATAAATGTAGACGCACAACCATCAGAAGGAACATTATCATTAGAGTTTATTACATCAACGGATGCATGTTATATGGATTTCATTGATTTTCTTAGAGAAGAGTTTTTAGACAAGATAGATGGTAAAGAATGAATGCTGACCGCGAAAAATGGTAATTTGATCGTTTTAAATTATTTACCAGTTCAATCTACGGCAGACGTGGAAGAAAAATTAAATGATAAAGTTGATGATAAAATAAAAGATGAAACGGAAAAAATGGGAAAAGCAAATAAATATGGAGCAAATGTTGATCCAACAAAAGATAATACGATTACAATAAAAGAATGAAAAACCTGATATTAGAAAAAAGGAAAAATAAAAATGAAATTGACGAAAATGATGTTAAGAAACATTATTATGGAAGAGATAGCGAAGTCTTCTAATGGCGAAGAATCTAGTCATTCAGCTAGAATGATGATGAAATACCCGGAATAATGGATTGTCGTTTTATCAAATGGATGAATTAAAAACAAAATAACAAGGAGAAAAATGAAAATGAAAATCACGAAAGAGCAACTGAGGCGGATGATCCAGGAGGAGAAGGCGAGATTGAATGAGGCACCTCCGATCAGATTCGGCAGTGAAACAGGTAAACCAGTAAGAAAGAGTCGTGGTAAGCATGAGTATCCTATGTCCGATAATGGGATAGATATAGAAGGAGGTATGCATACTGCTCAGGCCGTCTTCGAGATCACTATGATGTCCAACTCAAATCTTAGTGATATTGCCGCTGAACTAGATGAATATCTCGATCATGTTACAGAGACTAATGAAACGGATGGCGTCATCTCCGTCCACTTCGTCAGATGAGTCAATCGTAAGTAACTATGAAGTCATCCATCATCCGTATGTTCCGCGAGGAGCTGAAGAGGCTATAGGTTGAATAATGGATTGTCGTTTTATCAAATGGATGAATTAAAATAATTATCGGAGTATTTTATGACAAAAAATGAATTAAAAAAAATTATAGATAATGCGATCGAACGGAGATTAGAAGAATTCTTTGTAAACGATTTACCGGATATTGTTTCCGAAGCTGTAAATATAAAACTTAAAAAAGTTCTTAACGAACAATCTCAATCAAAAAAAGTACCATTAAAAGATAGAATATTGAGTTCATATGAAGAAATGGATGAGCTTACATTTGGAGAAAGAAACGAAAACATAAAAAGAAATGTTTCTAAATTAAAAGCAGAATCGGTTAAACCGACAAACTTATTTGATAAATCCAAAACCATAAATGCATTACCTGTTAATAGCGTTGATCTAGATGGTACTGATTTAGATGCATTGGCTGGGGCTGATTATGATGATAGTCTTTTAGGTTTATAAAAATCATCATTTTTTAAATAAGCAATATATATTAATAATTATAGAAATCTTTATTTCTATGTCCATAAAAACAAAGTAAAAAGGAGAAAACGGAATGAACAGATTTGCAAAAGAAACTCTCCGCTCTGCTAGAACGTTAGCTGATGCTAGTGTATTGCAGGCGAAATCGGAAGTCCTTGCATCTCTAACTCCGCAGATCAAAGACATTATTGAGGAAGAAATCAATCGAGAGATTAAGAAGTCTCTTCGCGAAGAAAAATTCAATGATATCGAAGATCTAGAAAATCCCATCCCAGAAGAAGATGAAACTTATGAGGATGAGATGGAAGAGAGTGAGGAAATACAAGAAATGGAAGATGAGGAAGGATCGGAAGAATTCGATCTAGACGACGATCTTGGATATCCTCCTGACGGTGAAGATGATTTAGAGGAAGGTGGAACGGAAACAATTTCCGTTGAAATCGACGGTACGGAATATACAGGTGAATATAATCCTGGTGATGAATCTATCGAACTTCAACTAGCGGATGCGGAAGGAGGTGATTTCGAAGACGAAGATGAGGATCCCATTGTCACAGATGAAGAAGAATTTAATGTTGAAGACGATGAGGAATTTGAGGATGAAGATGAATTAGATGTTGAAGTTGAAGATGAAGATGAAGAGGAGAGTCGACTACGTAACGAAATACGCAAAATCATTCACTCCAGAAGAAGAAAATTGAGTGAAAAAATTGATCGTAAAATAGCCGAGTCTCGAAAATTACGAAAGTTACAGGAAAATGCAGTTCGTAAAACTGTTAGAGAAATCCTCATCGAAAAGTTATCTAAAAAGAAGGTAACACCAAAAAAGAAAGTAAGAAAAAGTCTAACAATTGAAGAGAAACTTAAGAATAAGGGTCTTATTCCAATGACGACTTCTTCAAAGAATAAACTGTTCGAAAACGATAACGAGAGAAAACAAGTCTACGATCGTTTAATCGAATTAATGGGTTAAAATAACTTAGTTAAAAGGAAAACAAAAAATATGGCGATGAATTCAGCAATTGATAGGTTTAATACTAGACTTATTAATGAAGCAACTGGTTACAACGATATGGAGCAAAAGCGTGCAGATATCTTCAATCGTTGGTCCAAAACACCTCTACTTCGTAAATTAAACGAAAAAGAGGCAAAAGATGTATCCGTACTTCTGGAGAATCAGGCGATCACCTTAAAGAAAATGATGAATGAGAATACAAATACCTCAGACATCGCAACTTTCAATAAGGTTGCTTTCCCACTTGTTCGTAGAGTATATGGTGGTCTTATTGCAAAAGATATCGTATCTATTCAGCCAATGAGCTCACCTCAGACGCTTGTATTCTATATTGATTATAAGTATGTTGATAATAACCAAAATAATCTTGGTTATCCTTATGGCCACCTAGAGTCTAATGCTTTTGATGATGCTGCTTTCAATAAAGATTATTCAGCATATCTTTCCACCGGAACCGTGATGCTCAGTGGTGGAATGACAACCGATTCAACGAACGGTCAGGGATATTTCAGTATTTCAGCTGCTGCAGCAATGACATTATCTGCTGGACTTCCAAGCGATCTAGAGTGGGGCTCACTAGTAAAGGTTTATAAGACCGGTCTAACTGGTTGGGCAACAACAAATTGGAATTATGGTGGTGTTGGTACAACATATCCTTATGGTTCACCGACCGAATATATGGGTTCTTATCATACCGATAGACTTTATATTTATAAAGCTATTAGCGCTGATAATACCGAGTTCTCCGGTTCAACCTTAGCCGCTGTACTTACCGGTGCTGCATTTACTGCGGAATATTCACAGAGAGCTTCTAAATCTTCTTCCGAAGGTAGTGCAGCCGTGCGGATTCCTCGTATCTCATTCGAGATGAAGAGTAAGCCCGTTGAAGCTAAGACACGTAAACTCATGGTTCAGTGAACAACTGAAGTTGAGCAGGACGCTAAGGCTTATCATGGTTTAGATGTCGAGAAGACATTGACGGACTTCCTGACTGAGCATATCACTCTTGAAATTGATCGCGAAATCATTTACGATCTATATGAAGGTTATGACAAGAGATTAGAGACATCATGGAATGTTGCCGCTTCTCCGAGCTCATTAGGCCAGTATACAAACTACGAAACCTTCCAACAGGGCTTGATTCGTGCGATGAATCAGTTGTCAAATCTGATTTTCACAAGCACGAAACGCGGTGGAGCAACATTCGCTCTTTGTTCTCCGGAAATCGCAACAATTCTTGAGTCGATTCCCGGATTCACAACCATCAATGATGGCAATGGAACGGTTCAGGGTGCAGGCGTTCAGAAGATTGGTAATGTCAGCAAGAAGTGGGATATCTTCGTTGATCCACTGTTGGCTGGAACCATACATTACAACAAGATTCTGATGGGTTATAAGGGTTCAAACGTATATGATTGCGGATACATTTATGCTCCGTATGTCATCGGTGTAATGAGCCCCGTAATCTACGATCCAGATGAACTGTTTACTCCAAGAAGAGGTATTCTGTCCAGATATGGAAAGACCTGGATTCGTAGAGATTTCTACGGCGTTGTAAATGTAAGTGGTGTAGAGAGTTTTGCTAGCACCACGAATTTACTGCAAAAAGTCTAATCTATAACCTAGGTTAGTTTTTAGAAGAGGGGCTTCGGCCCCTCTTTTTTTATCATTTATATGATAGCCTGGTATATATCGAAAAAAGGATTTCAATATGTCAAAGGGATTCCCAATTTCTATAAATGAATTCGTGAATAAATCGAACATTATTCATAATAATAAATATGATTATTCTTTAGTTACTTTTAAGGTCGTTAGGGACATTGTGACTATAATTTGTCCTATTCATGGTTCATTTCAACAAAAAGTTGTTAATCATATGAATGGTTCCGAATGTCAACTTTGTTCAAAGAATAAATCATCAAATAAACAACGTACAAGTTTAAGTGACATTATATCTAAATCAAAAAGTAAATATGATAATAAATTTGAATTTGATGAAACTTCATATCATTCATTTTATAAACCAATGAAAATAAAATGTAAACAGCATGGATGACAAACAATGAGTCCGGACTTTCATCTAAAATCAAAAAACGGTTGTAAAGAATGCAATTCTATAAAATTAGATTTTAACGAATTTTTAAGTAGATCTAAATCAATTCATGGTGATAAATATGATTATTCTAAATGCGTGGATAATTATAATGGAGCGATAAAAAAAGTAACAATAGTCTGTCCCATTCATGGATCTTTTGAAATGACTCCAAGACAACATTATAAAGGCCATGGTTGCCAAAAATGTGCAGCACAAATCATATCATCAAAAAATTTACTAACGCTTCAAGAATTTATATTTAAGTCAAATAAAAAACATAATAATAAATATGATTATTCAAAATCAATATATGTTAAAAAGAATTCAGATGTTTTAATAACCTGCAGGACTCACGGCGATTTTTGACAAAGGGCGGAAAATCATTGGGCTGGCGCTGGCTGTCCTAAATGTTCAAAAGTTGGTAAATCAAAAGAAGAAAAAGAAGTGCTTTCTTTTATAAAAGAAATATATGATAAAGATATAATTGAAAATGCTAGAAAAATTATTGATAATTATGAATTAGACATTTATTTGCCGAATAAAAATTTAGGAATAGAATATAATGGATTATATTGACATGCTGAAGATAAAAAAGGAAAAACATACCATATAGATAAAACAAAACAAGCTGCAATTCATGGAATTGATGTTTTGCATATATTTTCAAACGAATGATATAATAAAAAAGAAATATGAAAGTCGATAATAAAAAACAGGCTTGGTATTTGTGATAATATAATATATGCTAGAAATTGTTCGATTAAATCCATCTCTTCGGAAGAATCAAAACTATTTTTAAATGAAAACCATTTACAGGGTTATATCAACAGTTCAATAAGATATGGTTTGTTTTATAAAAATGAATTAATTGGTGTCATGACTTTTGGTAAATCAAGATTTAATAAAAAGTATCAATATGAAATACATAGATTATGTTTTAAGAACAATCATAGAGTTATTGGGGGTGCATCAAAACTTTTTTCTGTTTTTTTAAAAGAACATAATCCGGAATCTATCATTTCATATTGCGATAAAAGATATGCAAACGGAAAAGTGTATGATAAATTGGGATTTCATTTAGAAAAAGAAACAAAACCAAATTATTGATATACGAAGAATAATTTAACAATTCTATCTAGAGTTTCTTTTCAAAAGCATAAACTAAAAAAGAAATTAAGTAATTATAATTCGGATATAACTGAATGAGAAAACATGAAAAATAATGGATGAAACAGAATATGAGATTGCGGTAACTTAGTTTTTTGTTGACACAATGTTTCTTTTTTATAAATGATGTATATATAATAAATCGCTTAATACTCAAACGAAAGGAGGATTTAATTAAATGGCTAGAATTCAAATGACGGTAATGACAAACGAAATGACAACCAGGGTAGAACAGGTAAATTTTGATTCTGTAACGGCAGTAAGAGTAACACCGGTTTCATCTTATCCACAGCAAAATCCACCAATGACATGATTAATTCCCGTTGCTCATCAGCCTCACATGCCGGAAACATATTATGCACTTACCGCAGATGGCGGTATAGTAGCGTCGGCTTATAATTCATCGCATTCTTCAACGGGATCATTATCGGCCGTTGTTGATTCCGGCGTATTCGCGAACGCTTTTGGCATTGCTCCATCGAAATTATTCTTCTATCATCGTTCCACCGCCGCAAGCGGTGCGTTATATAGAATTGCAATGTTTAGTTCTTGTACCGCCGTTCAAACAAATAAAGCATCTCAGTTATTACCAAGATCAACATGAATATATCTTGGTGCCTCTGGATCATATAGTCCAAATCAAAACATTAGTGCAAGAGCCGTATTTAATTTTGACGGTACCCCAATTGGTCAAACGGGAACATCAGCCGATGGAATGGTTTATTTCGGCTGGTAATTAATTTATTTTCTATTATAAATTATAAAGAGGGACTTCGGTCCCTCTTTTTTTATTATTTACCATATATAATAATGGAGATATATAAATTAAGTGAAGAGTATCAATTTGATGAAAACTAAACTTATATCCGAAAATTCATTAGAACCAGATTGGGCCTCATCTTTTTCTAAGTATTCTATTGATGGTACTGTTCAAAGAAGAGTAGATGATATGGAAAACAAGAAAAAAAAGAAAAGAAAATTTTCCGCATTCAAAAAAGCAAATTCCAAAGATACTATAGATATATTAATTAATGTAGCCGAAGGAGATAATCTAAAAATGATCAAGAAATCAGATGTAAGAAGAATAATAAGAGAAGAGTTGTTGAAAGAAAGTATCTTTAATATTTTTAAGAAAAAACAAAAAGAAGAACCGCAAGAACAACAACCGGAAGAAAAAAATAAATTAAAAGATTGAATTGAATACGTAAAATTTAGAGTACCTACCAAATCAGTTTTAGAACATGGAGAATCTGATCAGGGTATAGATTGGTTTTTAGGCCATTTAAGATGGATTGAAAAATTAAATAAATTAAGAGAAGCGCAAAATTTAAATACATATGATGTAGGTCCGTATATTTCTCGTTTAAAGTACGAAGATATTAAAGAAATTCATGATTTTGCACGTCGATGAGATCCGGCTTCAGTTTTTTCCAAATATTTGAAAACGAGAGCGAGTTATTTTGACAATCCAAAAATGCCATCATTTAAAGAATGTCAAGACAGTAGGAACAAAGATTACGAACGTTTTCAACGTATTTGTACGAGATTAGAAGAATTATACAAAAAATTTAGTTTAGAATTTGATAAAATATACGAAAGGGGTGAAAAAGCTCGTCAACTTTATTGAGCACTCTGTCGACAAAATGAAAAAGGAATTCGTTCTGATGAAACCTTTATTAATTCACTAAATAATCAGCAGTATAGGGATTGGGCTGGCGAATGAGCGGATGCGGCGTCTGATTTTGCTTGAACCCTTCGGCGTTATAAAAAAGAAATAGAAGAATATGTTAACTTATCATTTTAGAATTTATGAAAAATAAAACTATAAAATAAATAAAAAACAGGGAAAAACTGATCATGAAAAACGAAAAAATGATACGAATTATAAAAGAAGAGTTAGCTAAGTTTAAGGATGGACAATCTGGTTCAATAGGCTATCCACCAAATCGCGACATTGAACCAATTGAACCATATATCAAAACATATATAGAAAAAAAGATGAAAGATCGGGGGCTGCAGTACCTCGACCTCGATCAGACCCGTGAGCCTAGGTGTCGCGCCCTGCTGGCTTGAACGATGGAATTTGGTGAATTGCCTAAAGAATATCAAAGAGAGTTAGCTAACTATAAATTTTCTTTAGATAATAGTGGCGACAAACCAATGGAAATATATTATAATAATTTGGATATTTATAATAGAAAAGCGAGTGATTGAAAAAACAGAATAAGAGAAGAAGTTGAGTTTTGAAATGATAATTATGATGAAAATGATTTACTGTCTCAGTTTATAGACGAAGCAATCAGAATGGCGAATCTCGCTTATCAAAAAACAGCATCGGCAATTTCTCAAAATGGTGGCATGGGAACTGATAATCCATCTAATTCATATTTAATTAAAGCTTCAAGATCATTAAAAGAAACAATTTCTCATTTATCAACCGCGGAAAAAATGGCAAAACAATAAAATATGGCAAATCAAGAATATAAAATATACTTTCCAGAAATAGTTCCCGTATCTTTATCTTCGGAATATATTGATTATGAACTTTGAGTAAAATCGAGATTAGGTGACGATATTGCGTCCGTTGAGTTGACACCCAATCAAATTTTTATTAGTCTTCAAGAAGCTGATATGGAATTTTCGAGTGAAGTAAATACCGTTTATATGAAAAATTATATGTCTCATTTTTATGGATTATCACAATCTCAAAATGTCAGTGGAATAAATCCCAATTTTACATACTCATATCTTAATCATATAACAAAAGGTATTGGAGATCTGGCTGGTATAGGTGGAAATAACAAGGATTTTATCGGCTATATAACATTGGTTCAAAATCAACAAAATTATGATTTGCGGGATTCACTATATGATAAAGATGGTAATCAAGTTGACTTTTCCAACGGTGTTGAAATAAAAGAAATATACTATAATGATTTAGACACAACATCTAGATATATTGATACATGATCATATTATAATATAATGGCTGGAGAATTTGGTGTTCAATCAGCTCTATATAATACAATGTTTGCGATGTTGCCGATTAATGCGAATGTTATGATGATGCAACATGTCAGATATAATAACAAATTAAGACTCAGTAATTATACATATGAAATGTATGGAGATCAAACTCTTAAGATATTTCCGTCGCCAAAGGTTGGTAATAAAAAAGTTTACATAAGATTTAGACACATTCAACCAATAGATTCAACACTTTCTGTAACAGGATCATCTGATGGTAGTACAAGAACAAATGGAATAACGGATCCTATTGGAAATTTTTCTCAAGTAAAGTTGCAGCCATTTAATTGAGATTCATTGAATGGCATTGCAAAAAGATGAATAAGAATGTATGGACTTGCTATTTGTAAAGAAATACTGGCTTTTGATAGGGGTAAGTTTAAAACAGTTCCGTTTGCATCCGAAAATAATACGGTAGAATTGAATTGAGATATGTTATCATCCCAAGCAAAAGATGAGCAATCAAAATTAAAAGAAACGCTTAGACAAGATTTAAATGATATAATGAATAATGCGGAGTTATTGAAAAGAGATGCTGATGCGTTAGAACAAATACAAAAACAATTAACATACGTACCATTATTTCCATATTGAAGATAAAGGAAAAACAAATATGAAACTAACAGAATGAGAATGATATGATAATGTAGAGGATCCATTTGAAAATGAAACATCTGGAGATCATGATTTAGATGAATTAAAAGATGAATTGATTGCAAAAATGGAGAGAGATTATTGAAATTCTAAAGGGCCGTTATCGTTTGGAGAATATTTTGAAATGTTAGAAATGAGTTTTGGAAAAATAGACCCATCGTCGGCTGAAGAACTGTTTAGTACTTATCAAAATTATAGAAATCAAATAGATCCAACATTACCAAAGGAGTAAAATAATATGTCATTCATAAATAAAAGAAAACAAGTAAAAGAATTGGCTAGAAGAGGTAGATTACCAAAGGTAATTCGCGAAATGGACCCAGAGACCGGAGAAGAGTTTGACGTTACTCCAGAAAATATTGATTTTGATGAGACGGTGGTTGACGATTCAATGGAAGATAGTAAAGCACCATTAAGAGATAAATATTCTCCATTTAGAGGTGGAAAATTAGAAAATAAAAAAATAAAAAGTAACGTAAAAAAGTTATCTGAAAAACAATTTAGAAAATTTATAAGACAATTACTTATTTCAGAAATGAAAAAAAATAAATCAAATGTTGTAAAGATTGATGGTAAATCAATAAAAAATATGATAAAAACAATGTTGGGAGAAATGGACACTAGTGGTCTTGCCGTTCCGCTGGGTTTTGTTGATAATAATTCAAATCAGAAAAAAGGTGTAAAAGGCATTAAAAAGAAAAAAAGAAAGTCGGGAATAAAAACAGAATCATATGAATCTCCCTACGCAGAAAATGATGAATATACGGATGAATTAGAAACGCAGTTAATATCAGCTCAAACAAAACAAACATCAAAAAGAGCAGATATTTTAAATTCAAAAAATAAGCGTAAATTTGTTGCGAATATAATAAAGGAAATGGATAAAAAAATAATAAATAGCGATGATGATTATATTCAAATGAGTTCAATGTTACAAAGTCTAATGATGGAAGATTTTGAGCAATTTTCAAGCGATAAAGAATTTGATTTATTTGACGAAAATAATTATTCGCATAGATTTGCTAATTTTGAAGAATATTGACAAATAATAGTTGATGAATTTAATATATTTGATGGAAAATATAACGATGAAATAAAAAATATATTATGAGATGAATATGATGAAATTGTTTTAAATCCCAATATTCTTTATAATGAAAATAACGAAAATAACGAAAATAATTATAATAATTATAATGATTATGAGGAAGATGAATATAATGAACAAGTATAGAAAATTCATAGCAGAAACATCCTTAATGCCTGGTAATGGCGAAGGTCTTATCAATGTTCCTAATCGTACAATGAATCAGAAATTATGAGATAATAAAGAATGTGAACACTGTAATGGTGATGGCTGATATGAAGATGGAACGATGTGCGAATATTGCCACGGTTATGGTATAAATGAAAGTCTTTTAAACAATGAAATGAACGCGACAAATATGAATAGTGAAAATGATGAAGAAAGTAATCCAATTGATGAATTAGAAAAACAAAAAGAAACGGTTGAAAACACTGAAGATATTTTTAAAAAAGTATCATCCGGTAGGAATGCCAAAGATATAGGAAAACGAATTATTACGAATTCTGGAAATGAAATTATTGGAAAAAAAGCTTCAGATATAGATCAATCAATACTTGCATCACTAATAGCATCTGGAAGTGTAATCATTGATGGCGGTGGTATAATTAAAAAAAAGTAATTAAATATGGCATATGTAACGGAAAAGGATCTAAAATTATTCAATTCTATTCAAGAGGAATTGATGTTGAATTTTAGACAACAGGAAATAGATTATATTACCATTTCAAATCTTCAATCCGGGGATCCGGATGAAAATATTTATGGAGAAATAACAAAAGAAGACATTGTTTTTTCTGATCCCATTACTATTCACGCATATGTTCAACAAAATGCTCCAGAAATACAAACAACCGAATTGGGTATAAGATATAAGAATAGTATTATTGTGTTTGTTCATAAAACATATTTGGAAGATATGGCATTACAAATTATAGAGGGTCAGTTCTTTAGATGAAATGAAAACATATATCAAATCATGCAACAAACCGGACAACAAATTCAAATTTGAGGTAACCCGGATTGGCAGGTTTATAGAAGATTTATTTGCATATTAAAATAAGGAACAAATTAAAATGAAAATTTCGAAAATACGACAAATTATAAAAGAAGAATTAAATGATGCTGATTTAACCAGACCAAAAGAGGATCAGGAATGAGAGGATTATGATGATTGAATTAATTGAAGAGATAAAAAAAGAGAAATGGAGGGTAGGTCTGGAAATTTTGGCGGTTTAACAAAAAATGCAATTAAAAAAAATGATACTGACGATGAGTGTAATAGTGCTTTTTGCGATTTCAGTAATGATTATGAAGAATACGGGTTTGTTTCAAGACAAGACATAAGTCGCGGATATTTAACAAAAAAGGCAATAACTGATTTGATCAGATTGTCAAAAGCATCTGGTACTACTTTAGAAGAAATATTAAAGTATTATTATTCAAATTTAAATAAATGGAATGATTCATTTCCAGAAAGAATGCCGATGATTAATTTTAATAACCCATTTAAAAAAATAAAAGTACAATAAATATGCCTTTAAAGAAAAAATTTATTTCAAAAAAAGAACCGAGTAAAAACGCTCAATCTCAATATGGAAAATATCTTTTTGGTGGAGAGGATGCTGGAGATCGTATTTATGGAGATGTTATTGAACCGGATAAAAGATTAGAAAGTAAAATATTGGGAATTATTACGGATTACATAGATGGTTTTTTTTCAAAAAATGGAAAAACCATAATTAACGCAAAAACAATGAGTTATTTTAAAATGTTAAATCAGGTAAAAAACGATTATCCTGAAATATTGATGCCGCCGATCGGAAAAACTGTATATAGAGGAATTTTTGTTCCTTTTTCATTATATGATCATTTATTACAATATGTTAATGTTAATTGAAAAAATATTGATGCTGATAATATTACAAAACAATTATTATCAGCGTTTAAAGGTCAAAGTTTCATGTTTAAGCCACATACTAACGTCCAGTCTTTTTCTACAAACAAAACAATATCGAAGGGATTCATGTATAACACTCCTAAATTTATTTATAATGATTATAACAGTAAAAAACTAAAGTACCCGATATGTCTAAGTTTTTTATTATCAACAACGGTTAACAAAGAAGATTATTTATTTAATAGTAAGTTTTTAAGTATCATCGGTCAATACGAAGAAGACGAGGTTATTAGAATTGGAAATCACCCCGTTGAATGTAAAATAGAAGACTTACACACGGAAATTCTTTAAGGAAACTAACATTTGAATTCAAATCAAAATATAATTGGTGAATTAGACAAATTAGTTGTTAATCATTTTAATAGTGAAAAACCGTTTGATATATCCGGCGGTATTGTCCCGGCAATATATTTAAGAGGTACTCCAGATAAATTATCTGTTTCAGATTTATGAACAAATGTTGGAGACATAAAGTATCCCGCAATTGCAATTACTAGAGATAATAACTTTAAAGTAATGCCCGAAAGAGGTACGATAAAAACGGAGGCTACACAAATAAAAGTTTTAAAAATAGAAAAAAACAAGTATATATTAGAGGAAGAACCCGGCATAAATGTAGAGATATATTTATATGATAGTCCTATTTACTTTTCGACTAAATATAATGTTATCTTTTTTTGTGAATATATGAAACATGCTAATGAATTTCAATCTATGTTTATTGATAGACTCAGTCAACAATATTATAAGATAACATCTCAAAAGTATCAATCTTTGTTTTTTGATGCAATATTTATGAATAAAGATGGTTTATCTTTTGAAGATAACTTTAATGAAACAGTCGAATCAAAGAGAATAATTAAAGTTACAGCTAGTATCGATTGCGAAGGTTATTATCTTGCTCAAGCTTCTGATGTCATAAATAGATCGATATCAAAAGCAACACTTGCAATAATAGATTAGATAAAGGGAGAAATAAAGAACAATGGCAAGAAATTTAGTAAGTCCCGGAATATCTTTCGGAGAAATTGATCTTAGCCAAGTAGCACAGGTTACTGCATTGATGGGTCCAGCATTTGTTGGAACTACACAAAGCGGCCCAGCATTCAAACCGACTATTATCAATAATTATTCGAATGAATTTATTCCGATTTACGGAGGATTAAATACCTCTCATTATGTTCCTTATGCCGTCAAATATTATTTGAAGTATGGATCGAATGCCGTAGTTTGTAGAATACTAGGTACAAATACTAGCATAGCTACAAAAGATGATTCTTTTATTATCCCAGCATCCGCATCTTGAAATGATGTTGCGGGTAGTGGCGTTGTTTCATCATCCGGCGTTATTCCGTTTGCGGTTCTGAGAAAAAGAACCGGCTCTACGGTTACTTCACTAAGTGCATCATTTAATACGACTTCGACAATGTGAACAGTTAGCGGAAATGGCGACTTTGGTGGACCATATACATTTAATGATACTAATATTGAGGCATATTTCACCAGAGATGCTGTAACAATTCCGCCATCACCATCGTGTTCATCGTTATATCTAGATGTTCTTTATTGAACGCAGGCAACCGAAAATTCGGCGGAC